CCATAGTAATACTGCATGGCTTGTTCTCTCTGCTGAGAGATGGTGTCGCCCATATAGCCAAGCGCACCCGTAACTTCACTACGGATTCTAGTGATTAGTTCTTCGTCTGTGATTTTTTCTTTAGCCATTAAACTATTCCATAATTCCTATATTCTACATCCGCTGTCCATGAGGGGTCTTCCCCGGCTACAGCGAAACGCTGGGATTGAAACGCATATCGAGTTGCACTCATAAGGTCATCCCTTAAAGGAACTACCTTTCCATCTTTTCTGTGGTACATTCTGAATTCTTCAAACCAGTCACCAAGGGTGCTGAAGACTTTAAATTTCTTGGCTTCTATCTTTTGAAGCATTGCCATCAAACCCTCTTCTATGGAGTTTGATCCTTTATTAACACCCAAAGCTGGTGGGTTAGTAAAATGTTCCAGTAAGAAGTTACAACCTAAGTTTCTGTACTGGTCAGCTAGTCCGGGGTTCCCCATGCTATCCCTGCGATTTCCGTCATGCGGGTAGGCTATGGGAATGAAATGCGGCCTCATTCGTATGTTTTGTGCATGTACCGTAGGACTTGCTTTGGACGCTCTGTAGCAATCGTAGATGTAAAAGGTTTCGCTCTCGTTGTCTACAGCACACCAAACCATTGCGGTTGGATGGTCCCAACCAAAATCTATTGCTGCTATTCTGGGCCAATGATCCTCTATCTTTATCGGATCAATCATTATCTCTTCTTCTGATACAGGGAAGACAAGACCAGAGCCGATTGAGGGTCTTCCGTATCGCCTCATCTCCCTTTCATGTGGGGAGTATGCTGAGAGAATCTGGGTCATCACAGTTTCCGAGAGGTGGCCCGGATTTCCAAGCATAGACATGATCCGCTCAGAGGCATCATCCCATGTGGCGTTAGTCAGGGATTGGCCGGGTTGGATACGGTTCATAAAGGAAGCTACAGTTTCTGTCATTCCATTTTCTGGAGTGAAGGTCATATAGACCATGCCCCGTCTATCTAGCGTCCTTGTCACCGCTTGGCTGTATAGCTCACGGCTAGGCTCTTCATCCAACCAGACACAATCTACTGATCTACCCTGCCACTTCTCAACGCCCATCTCATAGGCCTTGAAGAATAAAGAAGAGTTCCCACCGCTAACGTGCCTGATTAGGGCGACCGATTTGGCGTTAGGGACACCGGGTTTGCGTTCGGTTTTAATTATTGTTTTTTTAGGTATAGAACCTGAACCGAAGGCTTCCGGGTCATCTGGAGAACCCAATAACTCCGCCTGTACAATGTCTCTCGTTGTCTCGTTGGATACCCCACCACACCACGCAGTAATGGGCTGGGTATACCTACGGCCTTTCCACCACTTGGGATATAGCCCAGTAAGATGGTAGGACACCTCTGCCGCACCACAATAGGACTTACCTATTCGGTTAGCGGCCATCAGTAGACGCTGATTGCAATCTGCTCCTGTTTCGTGAAACGCTAGTTGGTAGGGGTAGGGGTCGTAGAAGTCGATCTTGTTAAACCTTTCCCGCTGCCTGATCTCTCTAGCTATCTCAACTGCTTGTTCTAATTCTGCTCTGCTATGTCCCATCTCAATATCTTTGTTTAGATACTTCAACCCCGCTTCTGACTAGCTTTGATTGCCCTCATTTGTTTTAATGCTCCTTCTCTTGTAGGATAACATTTGCCGGACTTGCCCCACTTCCAGCCCTTTTTACCGCTCTTTAAACTACATCTTTGTATTGGCATACTAATACCTGTGTAATCCACCGCCCCAAGTGGCGTCTTTTAACCTTCTCAAGTATGGTGGTAAGTGTGCATTAAATTCAGCGGACCCGGGAGTTTTAGAGTATCTCCCGCCTCTAGGCAGTCCAAGCGGATCGAGTAAACTTAGAACGTCTTCAGCGGCCATAGCCTTTTGTTCTGGAAGAAGTGATGTTGCTGCATAGGCTAATGGGATGGTTAGCCAAGGCATCACGCTCTTTAAATTCATCAGAGACTTTAATTTTTTAGGGGTCATCACGACATCCCTAGCTGGACCTGTAACAGTTGGAAGCCTAGCCCTACTCTTCATATCCTGAGCCAATGCATCCTTACCCTGCTCAGTAGCTTTTGTTATCCTTGCATGAGTTGGTCTATCTACTGTATAAATATTAGGCCGATCCCTTTTTACATCCCAGTCTCCACCACCCTTAGCAACATCTATATCATGCTCAGTCTCAAAATAAGGAATATTTTTACCTTCTGGATAATAATCAGAAGGTGCAGATTTGGTATCTCTCCAGTTAAAAATTCCGGGAGCTTGTCTTATTTGATCTAATTCTGTTTCTCTTCCTGCGTCTAATATCCCTATAGATTTCTTAGCACCCCGCTCCCTCTCTCTTCTCCTAGTAGAATGTTTAGATTTACTCGCTCTTACATGAGGTTTTTTATAATCCTCTCTAGCTTTCGCCCTTACCTCTTCCCCTTTTATTGGGTCAGCTCTATCAGCAATCTTTTTATCGTATTCCTTTTGCCGTTGTTCTGGCGTAGCTCTTTTTCTTTTATTAGATAAGGTCTTAGTTATTCTATTGCTTCGTTGGCTTTGCCAAGTTCCCTGTTTAGTAGGGTCGTAGGGTTTTGGCTTTAGTCCAAGCTCCTTTTCTAATCTCTTGATCTCATCTAGTGATCGTAATGTCGCTTTTGTACCTTTAGGGGTAGCCACATCAGTTCACCAGATCAGGTATTTCCGATATGGAGCTAGACCCTGTTAGAGCCTCCAGTTCTCTTTTCAGTTCATCAGTAGATGCAGTCTCCACATGGGAAATCTCTGTTTTGACCTTCTCAGTCGGTTTGAGGCCAGCCCTGTCCAGTATATCCTTTACCGCTCCAAGTCGCACAGACTCGCTCTCAGCGCCTTCTGAGAGGGATTTAAGCTGGGTCAAGGCACCGGGGACGCAATCCATGATCATCTTCTTGGTGCGCTCCTCAATCTCGATCTCAAACTGATTCTTTAGCTCATGACCCCTTTGTTTGGGATGAGAGTAACCAGCAGTGGTCGCAGCTTTAGCGGCATTACCATGAAGGCAATACTGTTCAATAAATGTTTCTTGCTTTGCGGTTCTCATCTCTTTTCTTTTTAGTACCTACTATTGTTGATGGGATCACTGCTCGTTTTCCCCATTCTTTAGCGGGAGAAACATCCAGCATTTCGTCTATCCTTTCGTACATCTTTGGATCAGGCTGTGTATACTCTATGGCCTTTTCTTTAGGTCTTTTCTTGACCCCTACCCTTCTTAGTATAGAATCAGGATAAGTAAAGGTTCCACTGTTTACAGTCCAGAATCCTTTCTTAAAGCCGGTTTCAAGCACTCTTTTGGTAAGACCACTACCAAGATCAAACTCATCGTAAGCTAAAACTCTAGTCGTTCCCGTTCTGGGATTCAGCAATAATGCGGCCGGTGTGCTGGCTAACAGAGGGTCATCAGAGCCACGGACCGAATGATACAGGATGTGATCCTTCCCCTTAATCTTCACGGTTTCAGCGCCAACATTCTCGGATTGTATTCTAGAAAACCCCTTCTTGAATCTAGAGGCTAGAGGATACTTCTCTTCTGCTTCCCTTTTTAATACCTTTTTCCTAGCTTTTGTCTTAGACCCCATAATTTTATTTATAGTGTCTGAGTTAAACTCCATCGGATCAAGAGAATTATACTTTGTTACTCTTTTCCCATGCGCTCCGGGGGTTGGCTTTGGAAACCATTTATTCTGGATGGTATCAAATCTCTGCCCTTCAGAGATTCTAGACCATATATCACCTATCATATCATAGGTTGAATTCTTTGTCACGAACAATTCTGCCGGATTCTCAGATAATATCTTACTGTGCCGAGTTCCACTCATTGCCGTTTGTTGCGGGTTTCCGCCAAATGCATAGATATTAGGCCTTCCCTCATCAACATACTTAGACATATCATCTATAAGCAACCTTAGTTCTGGTAAGGGAATATCTCCTTCCAATACCGACTGCAACTGCTTAGGCTTTGGTACGCCAGTAACCTCAATCTTTCTTGGGTGGTAGGCTTCCACTATTTGAGCTAGTTCTGGAGAAACAGGTTTACCCTCTTTTAAAACCATAGCCTGAACCTTACGCAGTTCTGCTATAAGAACCTTTTCCGCATGTTTCTTAGTCTCAGCTTTTACATTTGGATTATCAAGAATCTTTCTGGATGACTGAATCCTTCTAACCGCTACAGGGGCCACTCCATGCTTTTTCATAATAGCGGCGGCCTGTGGACTCATGATCCCCTCTATGGCGCTTGCAGTCGCTCTCATGGCGCTCTCAGCCCCTTGAGAAGCACGATCAAATGGATGTTCACCGTAATGACCACCCCTACGTCTTGTTACCCCTGTAACCCCTTTAGAGATTATATCACCCTGTGGTCTTTGATCAATACCCACATGCTTACTTACAGTTTTACCAAACTTGGAGAAAAGGTTTAAAGCCCCTTTCACCAATCCGGGTCCAACCATCTGACTACCCCAATAAGCCGCATCCCCTGCGGCATCACTACCGGTTATGTTCTCAACCCCTTCCTCAAGAGCGCGGAATGGGATATCAAGCACTTCACCACCAGCAGCTAAATTACCCAATCCCTCCATGGTTGCTTCATTTACCGGAATTCCCGTATCCATGGCAAGGATTTGATTTAAAGCATCTTTCCGCTCCCCATAACTACCAGAACCCATCGGTCCCATAGTAACAGCGGTCCCACCTACAGCCTTCAGTATCTCAGCAGCAACATTTAATGGCATCTGCCACAATGAGTCCAAAACCTGTCTAGCGGCCTCATTCTGTGGATTCTGAGCAATAGCTTCCTGCGCTATTTGTGCGAGTCTTTCCTTTATCTTATCCATTAGAGAACGCTTATGTTAGGTAGAAATACCCTCCGGTTTGTGTATACAATATAATATAATATAAAAAAAAGTGATGGGGGTCCGGTGGGGGTCGTCACGCGCGCGGTCTTTCTTTGATCTTCGGTCGAGTCGAGTCACAGCACGCTATCGACTCCATATCGCGGTCTGGGCGGATGGTTCTAGTTGGTGAACCTAAACAGTACGACACGAACCGGTTCGGTTGGTTTGAACTGCTGTGTGTGTGTCTACTTGCGATATCATTGAACCCCCCAGTAAAGACCCTGTTGACATCGCTCTAAACAGTCTGTATAGTTCGGTCAGTCACACACTACTATGGAATACACAATATGACCGTCACTGTAATTAGAATGGACCAACGTAGAGTAGAGGATATCGACCATCCCTATACACAATACTGTATCGTCAATACTGAGATGAACATGAGAGAGTTTAAGGCCTATTGCCAAGTGTACAATCTCTATGATTCTGGTGAAATTGTGAACGGGCTGCGTGGTCAGTTCCCGGCACACATTATGAGAGATTCTGCGTGGTCTACAGAAGCCGGAGCTATCACCCAGTTTGAACGCTGGCAGTCTGCCGACCAACCCTATACCGACGATAATAGGACAATATCGTGATGGAAATCATTGTCACTATTAAGTCGGTCTACGGTCGCGATCTGATCTATCCGGTCTGTTCACAAGCGCGGATTTTTGCCAGTATCGCGGATACTGAGACATTGACGCCATACGCTATCGACCGCATTAAAAGCCTTGGCTACCGTGTCAAGGTTCAACCTATCACTACGGAACTATAACCATGAAACGAGTGCAAGTTTATTGGAACCTACACAAGGGATGTTATTCTGTCCGTCAATCGGGCCGGGTAATTGACCATGTAACGGCTATATCACTGCGTGATGTACGCTTTAATGTTGCACCAGCTGGCCGTGACAAAGTTCGTGCTACTGGTGTTAAAAATGTACACGCTACTGTCACCGGCTACATATGTTTCACCGGCAGACGGGGCTTAAATGGTGCTGTAGATGATACCCGCATCGGTAATAAAGTTTGTGACTATGTTGCGTACAATCCGTTCAAATATGACCAGTTTGTGAAAATCACCAGTAATGGTTATG